GCCCAGCAGATCGCCCAGGCCCGTGCTGCGCAACAACGCCGGGCAGCTTCGGTTACATCTCGCACCGCGCCAACGGTTACGCCAGAGATGCAAAGAAGGATCGCAAGCGCACGGGCTAGCGGACAGCTAGGTCGTCTTGCCAACATCAGGTAAGCATCATGAGCAAAGACGTACCAGAAAATGTACGCAACCCGGATCTCTACCGGAAAGCTCGCTCCGAAGCCAAGAAGAAGTTTGATGTTTGGCCAAGCGCCTACGCCAGTGGTTACATGGTGAAGCGCTACAAGGATCTCGGCGGCACCTACAGCAACAACAAGGCAAAGGGTGGCGAGGTCAACGCCAACACCATGCTGGTTCAAGGTCGCGGCTGCGGAGCCATGATGAACAGCAAGCGCAAGCAGACCAGGGTGCCCCGTGGCTAAGCCAAGGAAGGGACTGACCAAATGGTTCAAGAAAGAGAAGTGGGTGGACATCTCGCAGCCAAAGGATGGCGGTGGCTTCGAAGAATGTGGGAGAAGCTCCGCGAGCGACTCAGATCGTGGTTATCCGAAATGCGTGCCTTCGGCAAAAGCATCAAGGATGACTGAGAAAGAAATCGCCTCTGCCGTTCGGCGGAAGCGAGCAAAACCGCAAGGCGTGGGCGGCAAGCCCACTAACGTTTCAACTTTTGCCGCACAAGGGGGCGAAATCATGAAGATGAAAGCAAAAGGCATGGCCAAGGGCGGAATGATGAAAGCCAAAGGCATGGCCAAAGGTGGCGCAGCCATGAAGACCAAGGGCTACGCGAAAGGCGGTGCAGCAATGGCCACCAAGGGCGCAGCGAAGGGCGGTGCAAACAACCGCAAGCCTGCTGGTCCCATGCGGTCACCGTCGAACAAGAAGAGCGGTCTCTACGGGCGCTAAATGGCATATTTACAGAGCAACGTTCCGCATTTCAAAGCATGGGTTCGTCGCGAGTACACGCATAATCATACTGCGTACCATGGGGAGTTTCTTCATGCCATGGTTATCGCAGTGACGACGATGCCAAGTCGTTGCCTCAGCTTTCAGGTGATCTTCACCGGAGCCGAGACTTACGACACCGACGAACCGAATGTGCATGGCGGAGCAATGTGGGCGCGGATGCCTATCACGGCGCTGGTTGGGGATACGCCTTTGGAAGAGTGGCCTGAACCGATGCCGGTTTGGGCTGCTCAGCCTTGGGACTGCAGCAGCCACCACCACGCGGTTTATGTGCTTGACCGTTGCCAGCCTTGCCCTTGGCTGGCCAAAATTGACGGGCAATTTTACCCGGCAAAATATCTTTTCACCGTGGACTATGCGGAAAGCGAGATCGCCGATGATCCTGCTCAGCACAAGCAAAGCCACGTTTTAGAATTGCTGGATGCCGGGAAGTGGACGGGCAACATAGTTGCACTTCCCAACAATCGGGTCCGCGTCACCCACCCCGCGTGGTTCGAAACCGGGGAGGGCGCTCCCGACTTCCGCCCGTCGCAGCATGTCCATTACAGCAAGAGCGATCTGGATTACACTCTCGACGTGAACCAGATTTTCGATAACCTCTACGCAGAGGGTGAGGACGATGGCGCTGAGCGGAACGAAAGCATTTGAGCTGGATGTCGCGGAATATGTAGAAGAGGCGTTTGAGCGGTGCGGTTTGGAACTGCGCACCGCTTACGACTTGCGGACGGCTACCCGAAGCCTGAACCTGCTGCTTGCTGACTGGGCCAACAGAGGGATCAATGCTTGGACCATCAAGCAATACCAGATCCCGATGGTTCAGGGCACGGCCAGCTACTACGTCAATTCGACGGTTCCCAGCTCGGTCATTGACGTGCTGGATGTCTATGTTCGGGAAACCACCGGAGGTACCACCACCGACGTGCCCCTGACGCGCATGAGCCGTGCCGAATACGCCCTCATGGCAACCAAGTCCCAGACTGGGAAACCGAATCAGTTCTGGCTCGACAAGCAAGCCTCACCGCTCATGTACATTTGGCCAGTGCCTGACAAGAGCAGCACATACACGGTCTTCGCCGATGCGCTCACCCGCATGGACGATGCCGGTTCTGGTGCCAACACGGTGGATCTTCCCTTTGAGTTCTACCCCTCCCTTGCCAGCGGCTTGGCTTATTACATCAGCATGAAGCGGGCGCCCGAGCGCATGCCCATGCTGAAGGCGGTTTACGACGAAGAGTTTCTTCGGGCCATGTCGCAGAACGAAGAGCGTGCGCCTTACAGCGTTGCTCCTGATCTGCGCAGCTACAACACGGCCTGACGCCATGGGCTTCGCGAACAATAAGCACGCCTGGGGAATCTGTGACATCACAGGTTTCCGCTATCGTTTGCGCGACATGAAGAAAACCTGGGACGGTTTGCTTGTGGGGCCAGACCAGTGGTCTCCCAAGCACCCCCAGCTGATGAAGAAACCGACGCCCCTGGATCCTCAAGCGCTGCAGGATCCTCGCCCAGACACGGCGGCGGACGGGAAGGACAATACCGTTTTCTTGGTGTACACAAACCGAGGCGATGGTATCTTGGGCGCCCAGTTGCAAACTTTTGCAGTCACCACAGCAGTTGGTAGCGTGGAGGTCACAACATCATGAGCTACACCCTGGCTTCCCTAAAGACTGCGGTGCAAGAGTGGATGCAGGTGGATGAGACCACCTTCAACGACAACCTTGACGAGATGATCCGCAACGCTGAAGCGCGGATCTTCAAGCTGGTTCAGCTGCCCGAGCAGCGGAAGAACGTGACGGCGAACGTCAGCACCAACAATCGGTTTCTGGCAACGCCGACAGACTTCTTTGCGCCCTTCTCGCTTGCAGTTATTGATAGCAACCAGTACTACTACCTGCTCTTCAAGCACCCGTCCTTCATCAAAGAATACGCGCCCGACTCAACGACCCGTGGCCGACCGAAATACTATAGCCAGTTTGACGACACGGCCTTTGAGCTTGCTCCGGTTCCTGATGCGGACTACAGCATTGAACTACATTACCTATACAAGCCAGCTTCCCTGACCTCTGGCGGGGATGCCGGTACCACCTTGCTTTCAACCGAGTACCCCGAGGCCATGCTCTACGGGACGCTGGTTGAGGCAGCAATCTTCCTGAAAGAGCCCGGTGATGTCGTTGGACAGATGGAGGCTCGTTTCAAGGAAGCGGTAGCTCGCATGAAGAATCTTAGCGAGGGCCGGGGAACGCGGGACGAAGTTCGTTATGACATGCTGAGAACTGGAGTGAGTTGATGGAAAAAGAACCGGGCCTAAAGGGGAAAAGGGTCGCAATCGTCGCACTTGGCAGTAGCCAGATTGACTTTGTGATCGGGTTGGAAAACAGCAAGAAGTGGGATGAAGTGTGGTGCATCAACGCAGCGCTGGCGGTTTACCGGCAGTGTGATCGGGTGTTCATGCTGGATCCCCCTTCCCGCTATCTGGACACTGAGGACGCAGGAAACCAGACCGAGATCATGAGGGAGCTGCTCCCGAAGCATCCCGGTCCAATCTACACCTGCGAGCTGGATGAGCGCGTGCCGGGAGCTGTGGAGTTCCCTCTTGCCGAAGTGGTTACCTATGCAAGGTGCGCCTACCTCAACAACACCGTGGCCTATGCCGTCGCCTATGCCTATTGGCAAGAAGTGGGCCACATTGATTTGTTTGGGGTGGATTTCAGCTACTCGCATAACTTGCACTTTGCAGAGGCTGGGCGCGCTTGCGTGGAGTTCTGGATCAGCAAGTGCTTGGAGAATGAAATCGGGATTGGCGCTTCTCCCCGGTCCAGCTTGCTGGACAGCAACGTTGGTGTGACCGAGCGCCTTTATGGTTACCACCGGCTCGACGATCCCATCGTTGCTATGCCTCACAATGATGAGTGGGTGCTTTGCCCCCGGTCCCAGCTGAGCAAGGTCATTGAAGAGCGAGAGATTGAGCTTGTGAAGGTGGCCAAGGCTCCGGAGCCCTATCGAGGATGATGAAGGATCAGGTAGGCCCCAAGCTGGGGAACGTCATGGTTTCCACTACCCACAACCGGGGGCACGCCCCCGAGTTCTGGGCGGAGCAAGCGACCAAAAAAATCTGCGGGATCTCTGAGCAAGCAGACCCTCATATCCGCAAGCAAGCATTGGCTTTTCGGGATAGAATTTACAGCGTAGTATTGGCTGAGATCCGGAGCGCCATTCGCTCAGATCGCGTTACCCTTAGCAACCAGCTAAGGAACCGTGGAATCAAAGATTTGGCGCAGATCATTAAGGAGCTTTAACATGGCGATCACCTCCGCGATTTGCACAACTTTCAAGCAGCAGCTGCTTGTCGGTACGCACAACTTTGCCACTGGAGGAAACACCTTCAAGCTGGCG